GTCGGGAATCCAAAGATGGACCCCGGCATGGTTTAATACTCGCCAATATCCGCGGTCAGGTGGAACGTCTCGGCGTTGTGCGTGCTGCACCGGATCGAGTCGCCGGGCTCCAGGAGCACGTTGAGGACCAGGCGGCCGTTGCTGTCCGCGCCCTCGCTGGTCGGGATCGTGAACGCCTTGACCGTCGCGCTCGGCGTGATGGCGCTAACCGCGATCTCACGGATCAGGAAGAAGGCCGAGCCGTTGTGCCGGAAAATGCGGACCATGCCGGCCGTGGTGGTGCCAGTGGCCACACAGGTGATTGACTGGACGATCGCGCCCACGCCCTGGCTGGCCGCCGCGGTGGCGGTGTAGAGCGTACCGAGGGTGCCGGTACCGTCTCGGTTCGTGTTGGCGGTCGAGATCGAGACTTCCGCCCCGACGACCTTGGCCGGATAAATGGGCTGGGTATTGCTAGCCATGGGGCTGGTTCTATACTATCAGGTTTGTTAGGATATTCAACGGGCGAAGGTGTAGCGGGCCAGGGTGATGGCCGGGTCAAGAGAGAGGCCGAGGGTCCGGCGGGTGTCCTGCATCGAAATGCAGCCGATGAGCGAGAGTCCCACCGGGCGCTGGATGGGACCAACCTGCGCGAGCGCCAGGCGGAGGGTCGCTTCATCAACGCCCAACAGGCGGGCCGCGATGGCGGCCCCCTGGAGGGTCGGCTGGGAATCCATCTCAAAACCGCTCATGTGGTCGTGTCTCGCTGCCAGACAACCCGGAGGCTGTAGCGATTGGAGGTAACAATCGTGCTGGACGTGGTCCGCTTAAGCTGGACGTCCATATACCAGTCGTGGCTCTTTTCGGTGCTGGTCAGATTCATCCCGGTTGGGAACGTGGTCCAGCTAACCGTAAAGGCCCCGTCCGTGGCCGCGGTCGCTCCGAAAGCGGCCGTAACGCCGCTGTTGACCATCGTATTTTCCGGCGCGTCCTTGAGGCCCGCCGTGATGGTCCAGCCAGAGGCGAGGTCGGCATACCCATAACCAAGCTTGGTGAGCTTGCCGAGCGGGATATAGAGCGTGCCCGTATTGAAGGAATCGCCCATCACCACTGCGCCAAGGTCGCTATCCACCGCGCTATTGACCGCGGGAATGCCCTGGGCGGTCAGCTGGAGGCCGGCGATGGCGTCTTCATCGTACGTCTGGCCCTCGATGCCCCAGCGCGGAATATCCGCGGCCCAGGCGGGAACCGTGGGGCGAGCGTAGGAAATGCCAGCGGGCACGGTGTAGGCCACGCGATGCCAGCCGGTCCCGGACACCTCTTCCGCAATGGTCCACGTCGGCTGCGACGAAAGCGCCGCGCCGGACGAATCGCGCCAAGACAGGTCGAAGCCGGCAGCCTGGAAAGCCGTCTTGTCGGAGTACGACAAGGGTCGGCCCGCCAGGGTTTCCAGCTTCACCAGCTTAACAACCGTATCGCCGGTAATCATGGTCCAGGGGGAATCCGCGTAAGATGGGGCGCAACACAACCCCGGGGCCAGAGGCAGCCCCGGGGCTTACCTATTTTCAACTAATCCGCTCAGGTCCCATCAACCGGGTTCGGGAGGCACAGGATCACGTCGCCGGTCGTATCGGCCGAAGCCGCGGCGGCGGCTGCGTGCGCAACCACGATGGCGCCCGAGGTCACGTGCGTGAACTTGGAGCCGGTCGTGATGGCCAGGCGCTGGCCCGCGGTCCAGGCCGTGCCCGTGACGCGCGAGACGCCCTTGACGAGGCCCTGCACCTTGCCGGTGTAGGCGTTGCCGCTGGTCGCCGTGGTGAGCGCCAGGGACACAACCTTATCGGTGGCATCGTTGGAGATATCGCCAGCGGTGATCCCGCCGGCCGGAGCAACAAGACGGAGCGTCCCGTCCCAATCGTGGCTAGTAGCCATTTGAGGTTGTTTCTTTCTTCTTGGTCTTTGAGAGGTGGTTTTGCCCTTCGGACCCGGCAGGCCACACGCCTACCGGATCCGTTAGGCTATTGGTCACGCGCCCTGCTGCATGCCCGGAATGTAGATCGTGCCGCCAACGGTCGTGGTGGCGAGCACCGCGACGAAAGCCTGCATGATCTTCCACTTGCGAGCCGCAACCGCGCCCGCGTCGTACTCCATCACCTGGGGCGACTCGGCGCCCGAGAGGAAGGCCACGACGACGGTGTCCACCAGGCTGGGGTCGCCAGCGAGGTAGAACTTCGACTCAGCCGGGGTCCCGGCCTTGGTCAGATGCGGGGTGATAACCGGCTGGAGATCCGTGTTGGTCTTGAGCTCGGTATTGCCCTGCACCGACGTGGTCGCCTGGAGGGCGGCCGTGCGCAGGCAGCTGGGAACCAGCAAGAACTTGGGCGAGTTGCCCAGGATCTCACCGGCGGGGCCGACCTTCTCTTCGAACGCGGTACGAACCAGGTCCAGGTCGCCGGCGGTGCCGAGACCCGTAACCGAGGTCGTGTTGTTGGTCCACGTCGCGTCATTGACGACGCCGTACACCTTCTCGTCGATCGTGCGCTGCGCGATGGCGCCCGCACGGCCGAGCATCGCCATGAACTCGCCCAGGTCGTCATTGACGAGCGCCTGGTACGTCAGCGAGATCGTGGCGCCCCACAGGCCCAGCGTGCCGCTGTAGTGACCCTCAGCCTTGGTCAGCTCGGGGAAAGCAATGTTCTCCGCCGTCTCAACCAGGTTGCCCGAGTCGAGCGCGCCGGCCGAGAACGACTTGAAGTCCGCAACCGTGCGGCGGCGGGTCCAAATCGGATACGTGACGGCCGAAGCGTAGTTGTTAAAGCCGTTCATCACCTGCTTGTCCATGATGTTCGCCAGCACAACGCTGTTGAACATGCTGGAGGTGACGTTGGCAGTACGCATCGACATGCCCGGAACCGCACGGCCCAGGATGTAGGCCGCGATATCCTGCTTATTCATCTCGTGCGCAGCCAGGCCGGCCGCGGCGGCGTGGCGCCGACCCGCGTCGAGGACCGAGCCGCCCTTGATGATCGAATCAACCGCGTAATCGCGGACCTTGTCCATCTTGTCGGCCACAACCTCGACCTTAACGGCCGGGTTCTTGACCTCGGTACGCTCCGCCTCGGCCTTGGCGGCCAGCATGGCCTCAAGCGCCTGGGCGTACGGCTTGTCCAGGAACTGCGACGCGCGCAGGCCGTGCGACTCCGCAACCTCGGTGATCTTCTTGATCTCAACCGCGCGTTCGCGCAGCTGAGCGACCTCAGCGGCGCGGGCCGCCTCGTCGTGCTTATTCGCCTCAGGGGTGCCCTGCGGCTTGTTCTCGTCAGCCATGTGGCTGTCCTTCTTTTGTGCCGCAGGAGCGGCAGGTTCGGACCTAACGGAAGTGTTAAGGTCCTTGGGTGCAAAATGTTCCGGCAGGCTGCGCACCACATGGGCGCGCGTGTCGGCCGGAGTCGGGGTCAGGGTGATTTCGCGGAGCGTCCAGCGGTCCGCGGTCACGGTGTTGGAAGCCTCGTCGTAACGGGCCCCCTCGCGGTCGTAGCTGTAGCCGATCGACACGCCGCGCAGGGCACCGGCCTTCACGAGCTCACGCACGCTGGTACCGGCCGCGGTCTTGGCGCTCTCCGAGATGAAAACGGTGGCGTAGGTCTTGCCGGAGGTCATTTCGATCGTTCGAACGCCTCCAATGATCATATCGCGGTCGTGATTCAGTAGGAGAGAGCGGCAGGATTCAATATCAACACAGTTGGGCTGATGGGCCAGCACCTCGCGATACGCACCCATATTGACCGGGGCATCAGTGGCACAAATCAGGCGAATTTCGCCGTTATCGGCAAGGTCCGCAGCCCGGATCTCGGCGGCGCGATAGAGAATCTCAGTCATCGGCCTTACTCTCTTCCTGCTTCTTCATCGGCTTTTTCTCGGCGGGAGCCTTCTCGCTAGGCTTCCCCTCCGCCGGCTTGGTCCCATTGAGCACATCCGCGTCATCCAGGCCGGCCGCCTTGAGGGCTTCCTTTTCCTTCTTGCGCTGCTCAATGATCTTTTGCCAATCCTTGCCACGGGACGAGCACTCCTCTTCCAGAGTGGAGAGGTTGCCGCCGATATTCTGAATCGCGGCCTCCCCATCCTTGAGCGGGTCAACGTACTCCGGGAGATCCGGCATGATCTTATGCGCCGAAACCTTCTTGCGCATCGTCGCTTCGCTCGGCATCGGCTGGCCCAGCTTGAGAAGGATCCAGGGCAGGGCTTCCAGGTAGGGCCGCGTAGCGATGTGGCGGCCAAGCCAATTCTGAGTCGGCTTGTGCATCCGCTTGGAGTCCAGCTGCTCCATGCGGGTGTTCATGAAGGTTGCCGAGCTATAATCGCGGTCGAGCCACTTGCGCGCGCACCTGGCCGCGGCCGCGATATCGCCGCGCAGCATCTTGCGGAACGCCTCGATAAGCTGGTTGGGCCGGCTCGACTGGATAACCTGGGCCTCTTCGCCCGGGAAAAGCCGGGTGACGGTGCCAGGGGAGATATCAACCACGGACTGCGGCTCGACCGCGGTGTCCTCGATTGAATCCTCGTGGTACTCACTCTGGATCGCGATGGCGAAGTTGGCGGCAATCCGAGCGGACTGGAGCTCGATGCGGACCAAGTCCTCTTCCTGCTGCAACCGCTCGATCAGCGGTGCCAGGATCGGCTCGCCCTGGGACTGGAACGGGCGGCGGCGCTCAAAGCCGTGGACGATGTTTTTGGCCAGGACGCGTTCGCCCTGCGCCACGTGGCCCACGTTGGAGACGTTGTTGGGGTCGGCCAGGTGGTAGGCGATCGGGCGCCCCACCTTATCCATCTCCACGCCGTTGACGAAAACCGAGCCCGGCGAGCACGGGGCAACCTCGATCGCGGACAGCCACTCCACCTCAAGCGGGAGGATGGCGAGCGGGATGTGCCCCTCCGCCACGCGCTCCGGCAAGATCACCAGGCGCCACAGGAACGAGCCCGCAACGGTGATCTCGCGCAGGGCCTGGGCTTGGAGCTCCCACAGCGACTCGCCGCCCACACCCGCGCACTCCGCCCACTCCAGCCAGGCCGCCCGGATCTTGTCATCTCGCGGGATCGAGCCGGTATCGGGGGCGACGTCAATGCCGGTGCCGACGATATCGGCAACCAGGCCCTCGACGATCGAGCGCGCGGACGGGCAATTGCGCTCCAGGTGCCGACACTGATTGACCAGCGTCGGCAGGTTGTAACCGAGCGTCTGGTTGCTGGTCGCTTTCTGGACCTTGAGATGCTCAAGGATCTTGCGGCGCGGGTCCGTGCTGTTGTAGGCGCCGAGCCAGCCGGCGAAGTTGGCAATCGCCGCGCCGAGAGCACGGCGGAACATGCCGGGGCGCTTGTTGGTCGCTCGCTTGCTCACAGGCCGCCCATATCCTTGATCCGCCCGCGCGCGAACATGCGCGAGCGAGCGGCGGCGGCTGCCTGGGCCGTCTCTAGCCGGCGCTGGACCACGTCGCGGCGCTTGTAGAGCACATCGAGGCTGGCCCGGCTAATGCTGGTCCCGTCGGAACCAGCGGCCTGCGCCGTCTCGGCCGCGGCAATCGCAGTATCAATCGCGGCTAGCTGAGTAGTCAGCGCGGAAACAGACTCTGCCACAGACGGCGAGTCTACCAGATGCGTTATGCGTTACTAGTGC